GCAACAACATCTCTGCCCCAAACTGCAGAGGAAAAAGCAAAGCAACTCCCAGAGGTTTCAGGTTATAGAATTTTATGTGCTATACCAGAAGCTGATGACAAGTTTGATAGTGGACTCGTAAAGTCTGCTGAAACAATGAGAAATGAAGAAGTTTTATCTACAGTATTCTTTGTAGTTAAAATGGGTCCAGATTGCTATAACGACAAGACAAGATTTCCGTCAGGTCCTTGGTGCAAAGTTGGAGACTTCATCTTAGCCCGCCCTAATTCAGGCACACGCTTGAAGATTCACAATAGGGAATTTCGAATAATCAATGATGATAGTGTCGAAGGTGTCGTTCAAGACCCTCGTGGCATTAGTCGTGTTTAAGGAGAATATAAATGGCTGATGATGATTTTAAATTTCCAGATGAAATGGAAAATGAAGTACCAGAAGTAGAGGCAGCAGCAGAACCTCAGGTTGAAATTGAAGTGGTTGATGACCGCCCAGAAGAAGACCAGAAAAATGCTCAACCTTTACCAGAATCAATCGTAAAAGAAATTGATGAAGATGACTTAGAGAAGTACAACGCTGAGGCTAAACAACGTCTTTTACAAATGAAAAAACTCATTAATGATGAGCGTAGAGCAAAAGAACAAGCATTACGTGAGCAGCAAGAAGCAATTCGTGTGGCACAATCATTAGTTGAAGAAACTAAAAAACTTAAAGGCCGTCTAACAGAAGGTGAAAAAGTATACGTTTCTAACGCTAAAGAAGGTGCAGAACGACAATTAGAACTAGCTAGAATAGCTTATAAAGAAGCATATGATTCTGGTGATTCTGATAAAGTTGTTGATGCACAAGAAAAACTCACTGAAGCTAAGTTTAAACTTCAACAAATTGAGTCGTATCAACCTCAATATGATGAAAAAGCTTTACAAACAGCAGAAAATGAGGTAAAAATACCAGAACAGTCACAACAACCGCAACGTTTGGATTCAAAAACCCAAGCCTGGTTGGACAAAAACAGCTGGTATGGTGTTGATGACGATATGAGTTTCCTCGCTATGGGTATTCATAGAAAACTAGAACGCAACGGAGTCGTTACTGGCTCTGATGAATACTGGAACGCTATAGATACCGAAATGCGAAAACGATTCCCAGAAAAATTTGCTGGCGAAAATACCCCAGAGACCAAAGACTCTGTTAAAAAACCATCAACGGTAGTAGCGCCTGCTACACGTTCTACATCCCCAAAAAAGATTAGACTGACGCAGACACAATTAGCTTTGGCTAAAAAGTTCAAACTTTCTCCAGAGCAATATGCGCTGGAATTAACTAAATTGGAGTCCCAAAATGGCTGAAAATAGAATTCCCCGTGAAGTAGATACCCGTCAACAGGAAGAACGCCCTAAACAGTGGCAAGCACCTGAATTGTTACCAGAACCTGATAAGCAACCTGGTTTTGCGTACAGATGGATTAGAGTTTCAATGCTGAACTCAGCAGACCCACGCAATCTCAGTACAAAACTTAGAGAAGGCTGGGAACCTGTAAGAGCAGAAGAGCAACCTAAATTTCAACTGTTAGTCGATCCCGAAAGTCGTTTTAAAGACAACATCGAGATTGGCGGATTATTACTTTGTAAGACACCTATTGAATTAGTCGAACAAAGAACAGAGTACTATGAGAAGCAAACGCAATCTCAAACAGACGCTGTAGACAATAATCTTATGCGTCAAAACGATCCTAGAATGCCTCTATTTAATGAGAGAAAATCTAGCACTAGTTTTGGCAAAGGTTAATTTATTAATTTAAGGAGTTTTAAAATGCAGGCGCTACTTTGCAATATCCAATTGCGTCTACATACAATACTGCAATCTATAACGGTGCTTCAGTTAAAATCGTAGGAGGTACAATTGAATTATCTGGTGCTACAACTACTGGTACTATTATCGGTGTTGCAGTTGGCTTCCAATACGTTAATTCACAAGGTCAAACAGTTCAAGCTCAATACTACCCAGGTACAAGCGTTACTAACGCTATTGCTTATGTAGTTGTTGATCCTACAGCTGAATATAAAGTATCACTTACAGCTTCAGGCGCTCCTACAGTAGTAGTTGGTGCTAATGCAAGTATCATTGGTACAAATCTTGCTGAAATCCAAAACGGTACAGGTTCTGCAACAACTGGTGATGCACAATCATCATGCGTTATCCCTGCTAACGGTGCAGGTTCAGCTACAACATTACCATGGAGAGTTGTTGGACTTGTTCCAGATACAGCATATGTATCAAGCGGTGTAACACTTTATCCAGAAGTACTTGTAAAAGTTAACAACCCACAATTAACAGCCCTCACAGGCGTTAATTACACAGCTTAATTAAGGAGAAAAGAACATGGCTATTTCACGTGCACAGCTCCTAAAAGAGCTATTACCAGGTCTTAATGCGCTATTCGGTTTAGAATACGCAAGATATGGCGAAGAACACAAAGAAATCTACGAAACAGAGACTTCAGAGCGTTCATTCGAAGAAGAAACAAAACTTTCAGGCTTCTCAGCAGCACCAGTTAAAAACGAAGGCACTGCCATCGCTTATGACAATGCTCAAGAAGCATGGACAGCTCGATACAATCATGAAACTATCGCTCTTGGCTTCAGCTTAACTGAAGAAGCTATTGAAGATAACTTATATGATTCTTTATCAGCTCGTTACACAAAAGCTTTAGCAAGAGCTATGGCTTACACAAAACAAGTTAAGGCTGCTGCAGTTATTAATAACGGCTTCAGTGCTTCATACGCTGGTGGTGACGGCAAAGCTTTATTTGCTACTGACCATCCACTTGTTTCAGGCGGTACAAATAGCAACACCCCAGCTACAGCAGCTGACTTGAATGAAACTTCATTGGAAAATGCAGTTATTCAAATCGCAGCTTGGACTGATGAGCGTGGTCTATTAATTGCAGCTAAACCTAAAAAACTTATCGTTCCACCAGCATTGCAATTCGTTGCAACTCGCTTGTTAGAAACTGAGTTACGTGTTGGTACAGCTGACAATGATATCAATGCTATTAAGAACAATGGTTCTATAGGTGCTTAATTAAGCATTTGATGGTAGAAAAGGCTCTATTCGTAGGGCCTTTTTTATTTGCCTGTGTATACAAAAATACTAGCGTTTACGGGCAAAAGTATTGTAAAATAAACATATCCAGGCACATCCTGGTTTATTAGACTGTCCTGGCAGACGCATAAAAGACTAATAAGCCTAACTTTTTATGAAGGAAAAATCATGTCAAGATCTACATTCTCAGGTCCAGTGAAATCAGGTACTAATAGATATTCACCAACTAAAAACGTTGGAACAACAGTATTAACACAATCAACAGCATTTGCATTTACAGCTGCTGGTACAACAACAAATACATTCTATATTCCAGCTGCTAGTAAAATCTTAAGCATTACTTTTGATACTACATCAGCATTTACAGGTGGTACAGGTGCTGTAACAGTTGGTAATGTTGCTGCAGGCACACAATATGCTTCATCAACAACAGTAACATCTGGTGGTCGTGCAACTCCAACACTTACAGCTGCACAATTAACAAATATGTTATCAACTCCGATTGATGTTGCAGCAGCTAACAGCCAACAAGCTTCTTCAGCTATTGCAGTAACAGCAGTTGCTCGTATTAAAGGCATGGTTATTGGTTACCCAACAGGTGGTGGCACTTTAACTTTAAGAGATGGTTCTGGCGGCACTGTAGCATTCTCAGCTGTAATTCCAGCAAGCGCAGGTGGAATATCTAATATCGTTATTCCTGGTGAAGGCATTAGATGCGATAACGGCATTTATGCAACAACACCAGCAAGCATGACGGTAACTGTATTTTATGGATAGCGCTTCTATGATGATGCTGTGGAACTTATTACTTACTGTTGTAGTAGGTATTATTGGCTATATCGTAAAAGATAAATTTGATGAACTTACTCGTCTTAGTATATTACTTAATAAAACTCGTGAAGAAGTTGCTCGTGACAATGTAACACAAGCTGAGTTAGATCGTATTGTAACTCACTTAGATCACAGATTCTCTAAACTAGAAAGTAAGATTGACGAACTTATAAGGCAACATCATGCCCAGTAAATCTAAAGCTCAACACAAACTTATGACAGCAGTGGCACATAATAAAGCCTTTGCTAAAAAAGTTGGCATTCCACAATCTGTAGGTAAAGATTTTATGGAAGCTGACAAAGGTAAGAAGTTTAAAAAAGGCGGTGTTTCATTAGCTGTAGGACGTGGTGAAAAGTTACCAGTATCTAAAGGCGCAGGTCTCACTGCTAAAGGTCGTGCTAAATATAATGCTGCTACAGGATCTAATTTAAAAGCTCCACAACCACAAGGTGGTGCTCGTAAAAGATCTTTTTGTGCTCGTATGTCTGGTATGCCTGGCCCTATGAAAGATGAAAAAGGCAGACCTACTAGAAAAGCAGCTTCTCTTAAACGATGGAAATGCAACTAAGGAACTAATATGAAAAAAAGATCAACTAATCCAAAAATGGCTATGATGATGGGTCGTGCAATGAAACGCCCAGCACTAGCCGTAAGTCCAGCTAGACCAGCTATGAATCCTATGGCTGCTATGGCTTCCCCAACAATGCCAACAATGAAAAAAGGTGGAGAAACTATGAAATCAGATAAAGCGCAAGACAAAGCAATGATTAAAAAAGCAATGAAGCAACATGACACTCAAAAACATAAAGATGGTAAAGGCACTAAATTATCTCTTAAATCAGGTGGCAAATGCTACGCTTCTGGTGGTAAAGCATCTCAATTAGCAAAAGCTAATGGTATTGCTGTTAAAGGCAAATCTAAAGGCAGGATCATTTAATCATGGCTAAAGAAGATTACTTAGAAGGTTACGGACAAGGCCTTAAACGAGGCAAAGAAGGTCCAATCATGGGCCCTATTAATAAAGCTTTAGATGCAGCCCTTGGTAACCCTCACGAAAGTGCTAAACGTGGTTTAGAACAAGGCTATGTGGAAATGAAAGCTGCTAAAAAAATGGAATCTAACAAAGATAAAATCATTAATAAATCAGACAAAGAAGTTAAAAAGTTTGATGAAAATTATAAAAAAGGCGGCATGGTTAAATCATCAGCTTCTAAACGTGCTGATGGTATTGCTATTCGTGGTAAAACAAAAGGAAAAATCTGCTAATGAGAACTTCTCGTGGTATGGGTGATATTGCACCATCTAAAATGCCTAAGGGTAAAAAGAAATCTCGTAGAGACGATACTGACTTTACTCAATATGCTAAAGGTGGCAAGGTAGGTTTATACGAAAATATTCACAGAAAAAGAGCACGTATTGCTGCTGGCTCTGGTGAGAAGATGCGTAAGGTTGGAGCCAAAGGCGCACCTACTGCAAAACAATTTAAACAAGCTGCTAAAACAGCTAAGAAATAATAATTATTGCAAATAGCGCAAATTTAGTTAAGTATTTGCGTTAAAAGCAAAAAGGTAACTTATGGCATCAACTACAGGAACCACACTATTTAACCTAAACATGAATGACCTCATTGAAGAGGCATTTGAGCGTTGTGGTTTAGAGTTAAGAACTGGTTATGATTTTAGAACCGCTAGACGAAGCCTCAATCTATTAACGATTGAATGGGCTAATCGTGGTATTAACCTTTGGACAATTGAAGAAGGTCAGATACCTATGGCTACAGGACAGATTACTTATGCCCTTCCAGTAGATACTATTGATCTATTAAGCATGGTAACAAGAACTGGTAATGGCGGACCAAATCAACAAGACATTAATATCAATCGTATCTCAGAAGATACTTATTCAACTATTCCTAACAAGTTAGCTACTGGCCGTCCTATCCAAGTATGGATTAATAGACAAACTGGTATGTCTAACTTAACAACTTCATATTTAGCAGCATCTATTAGCGCTACAGATACAACTATTACTTTAAGTGATGTATCAACTATTGCATCTGCTGGATTTATTCAAATTGATAATGAGATTATTTACTATCCAAATGTAGATACTACTACCAATCAATTATTGAATTGTGCTCGTGGTCAAAATAATACAACTGCAACATTTCATATAGCTACTACAAGCCCACGTAATTATGTTACAGTGCAAAATTTACCAAGCATTAATGTATGGCCTACTCCTAATTCACCTGGCGATCAATATACATTTGTTTACTGGAGAATGAGAAGAGTTCAAGACTCTGGTACTGGTACAAGTATTAATGACATTCCATTTAGATTCTTACCATGTATGGTCGCTGGATTAGCTTATTACTTAGCCGTAAAGTCACCAGCAGTAGATCCAAATAGAGTAGCATTCTTACAATCAGATTATGAAAAACAATGGGATTTAGCATCTCAAGAGGACAGAGAAAAGGCACCTATTAGATTTGTGCCTAGAAATATGTCTTATATAAGGTAATCATGGCTACCAAGTATTCAAGTGGTAAAAATTCAATTGCCGAATGTGACCGTTGTGGTCAAAGATATAAGCT